GCTCTTGTTCAGGTTCTCGATTGCCTGCTTTTCCTTCTCGGACATTGTTCTCACCTCGTATTCTTGTAAGTACGTTAGCATTTTCTTAAGCTGCTTACATCATACACTAAGTCAATTAACTTGTCAAGCCCTGTTTTTTAATTAGCTTAATATTTTTCTTGACTTTTGTCGGCCCGTGTGTTAAGCTGGTTACATAAAGGAGGGATTCAATGCAAACTTTTCAGGATCGTCTTCGCTCCCTGATTGACGCACTCGGCATTACAAAAACAAAATTTGCCGAAGATCTGCATGTTTCGTCCGCATTTGTCTCCATGCTCTGCTCCGGCAAGTCTCTGCCAAGTGACCGCACGATAGCGGATATTTGCCGAAAATATAATGTGAGCGAGGCCTGGCTTCGCACCGGCGAGGGCGAGATGAAGCAGAAGCTGACGAGGAATCAGGAGATCGCCGAGTTCATGGGCGTCGTCATGCACGACCCGGACGACTCGCCGCGCAAGCGGTTTGTATCGATCATCAGCAAGCTCAGCGTCGACGAATGGCAGCTGCTCGCCGAGATCGCAAAAAAAATGGCCGAGGACGGATGACCGCCCTCGGCTCTTTTTTCTCTATGCGACCAGTCCGCGCATGAAGCGCCAGACCAGATCGAGTTGTTCCGTCGTCGCAAGCCGCAGCATGCGGCGGATGTCCTGCAGGTAAAAACTTCGCGTCATTCTATCCGTTCCCCCATTCTTCCACAAAAATACCGTTCATTTTTTGTTCACTTTCCCGGTTGTGCTTTCCTCGGCGGTGGCTTACAATATTTGTAGGTTCCTTTTCCTGACTCGCATGATTATATTAGAACATACGTTCGTTAATTACAATTATGAGAGTCTACAAAAATTTACATATCAAACTGGAGGTTTTGTCATGAGTGCTGCTCTTGAGAGTGCCCATCTTAATAGCATGGTGCGCGACCGTAAGGGTCATAGCCTACTCGCTTTTCCCAGCCGCTATGTCGTTCTTGACCTCGAAACGACCGGCCTTGACCCTCAGTATGACGATATCATCGAAGTCGCTGCAATCCGCATTGTCGACGGCGCAATAGAGGACTCTTTTTCATCCTTGGTCAATCCCGGATACTCTATCGACGAATTTATTGCTGAGCTCACCGGCATTACCGATGATATGCTTGCTCCTGCACCTTCTCTTGATTCTGTGCTTCCGGCATTCCTCTCGTTCATTGGCTCTGATGTTGTCGTTGGTCATAACGTTAATTTTGACATCAACTTTATCTATGATTCTTGTTCTGCTCTCTCACTCGAACCGTTTTCAAATGATTTCGTCGACACCATGCGCATAAGTCGTAAGCTTTTCCCAGAGGATCGTCATCACCGTCTTAAAGATCTTATCTGCAGATTTGGGATTGACGAATCTGTCGCGCATCGCGCCTTTTCTGATGTTGAGCAAACCGACAAGTGCTATCGTTACCTGCGCGACTATGTTTCCAAACACAGTATTTCTTTGGAACAGCACCACAAGCCGTGGAGGGCCGGGGATATTGTTCCGGAAACTGATCATTTTGACGAATCGTCTCCGTTTTTCGGCAAGGTCTTCGTGTTCACCGGCACGCTGGATAAGATGCCGCGAAAAGCTGCCATGCAGTTGGTCGTAGACCGTGGCGGCGTATGTCTTGACGGTGTCCGGAAAGATGTTAATTACCTTGTTCTCGGTTCCAGCGATTATAGTAAAATCAAAGACTGGAAAAGCAACAAGCAAAAGGCTGCTGAGAAGCTTCGCCTTAAAGGAAACGACATTGAAATTATCAGCGAAAATGTTTTTTATGAAATGCTTGATGCCTGAATGGAGGTTTTATGTACTGTAACAAATGCGGCAAGGAGATCGACGATGAGGCTCTGATCTGCCCGTACTGCGGCTGCGGGACCGTGAATTACATCCGCGACCAGGCGAAGGCTGAGTCCCGCGCGCGGGAGCCCCGCCAGCCCGTGCAGAAGAAGCGCTCGACTGCGCTGCTGCTCTGTATCTTCCTCGGCGGCTTCGGTGCACATCGGTTTTATGTCGGCAAGATCTGGACCGGTCTGCTTTGGCTCATCACGCTTGGGTTCTGCGGCATTGGCACGCTGGTCGACTTTTGCCGGATCTATGATAACAAGTTCACAGACGACGCCGGGCGCCCGCTCTACGATGAGTACACGGATGGCATGACGCCTGAGGAATACGAGTCCGCCGTCGCTGGTCCCCGCAGAGTCCGGAAAGTTATCATCGTCATTGCCCTTGCGCTTTGTGCTGGCTGCTTCCTGTTCGTCCGCGTCATCCCCGGCCTCATGTACGCGCTTGGTCTTTGAGATGTCGCCCGCGCCGCTGGCCGAACAACGGCGCGGGCTTTTGCTTGCGCAGGCGACCGGGAGCCGTCTGTAACTTTAGGGTAGCCTGTCCACGGTAGTCTTGTAAAGATATGACAGTTGCTTTTTGCAGTCAGACGTCTTGCTTTTTTGGGGGAATGACATGTTTTGAAGGAAAAATTATCTGATTTATGCCGTGAGCAGAAGCAGACGATCACTCCGCACAAAACAAACCAGGACGTCGCCGAAAATACCGACCTTTCCGTCGGCACCGTCTCCCAGTTCTTTCGCGGCGACATCAAAAATCCGTCTGTTTACACGGTCGGCCCGATCTGCCGGGAGATGGGCGTTTCTATGGATGAGTATTTCGGCATTCCGCATGATGAGCCTGCCGAGCCTTCCGAGCCTCCCGATGCTGAAAAACTCCGCGCCGAGAACGCGGCCCTTCGTGCGCAGCTTGCCCAGCAGCAGAAGTCCCTGCGCATGCACCGACTTGTGACGCTCATCCTCTTGGGTATTCTTTTGCTGTGTGCCCTTGCGCTTTTGGTCGACGTTCTTATCCCATCAATCGGCTGGATCCGCACATGAATAAAACCGCCCCGGCCGGCGCCGGAGCGGTATCCGTATAACCTTTTGCCCTTGTGGTGAGAATCTGCTTATGAAATTTACATCTACCTGGAAAATCGCCGACCCGCTCGCGCAGTACATCATTTACCTGCGCAAGTCCCGGAAGGACATGGAGGCCGAAGCCCTCGGCCAGACCGACACGCTCAAACGGCACCGGGCCGCGCTTTTGTCGCTGTCCGAAAGCCGCGGGCTGAACGTCGTGGAGATCTGCGAGGAGGTCGTGACCGGTGACTCCATCGCCGTCCGGCCGGAGGTGCAGAAGGTCCTGCAGCTCGTCGAGACCGGGAACTATGCGGGCGTCATCGTCATGGAAGTCGAGCGTCTGGCGCGCGGTGACACCATCGACCAGGGCATTATTGCCCAGACCTTTAAATACTCCGACACCCGCATCATCACGCCGAACAAGACCTACGACCCGAACAACGAGATGGACGAGGAATACTTTGAATTCGGCCTCTTTATGTCCCGGCGCGAGTACAACACCATCAAGCGCCGCCTGTCCCGCGGAAAGGAGGCGTCTCTGCGCGAGGGCAAATGGATCTCCGGCAAGACGCCCTTCGGCTGGTCGCGTGAGAAGCTGCCGAACGACAAGGGCTACAAGCTCGTCCCGCACCCGGAGCAGGCCCCCGTCCTGCAGCAGATCTACAACTGGTACACCGGCGAGGGCTGCGCGCGCATCGGCGCGAAGGCGATCTCCACGCGGCTGAACAGCCTCGGCGTCCCGACCAACTCCGGCAGCCTCTGGCGCGCGGACTCTGTACTGGATATCCTGCGCAATCCGGCAAACGCCGGATGGATCAAATCCGGCGGCAGGCCAGAGACAAAGCGCATCGTTGACGGCTCCGTCGTCGTCAGCCGTCCCCGCACCCGGCAGGAGGATCTGAAGCTTTATAAAGGGCTGCACGACGGCCTGATCTCGCAGGAGCAGTACGACAAGGCCGTCGCTCTGAGCTATTCCAGCGCCAGCCCGCGCGGCAAGGGCGCATGGGGGACCGTGACGAGCCTCGCCGGGCTCGTCCGCTGCGACCAGTGCGGCCGCGTGATGGTTCGACGTCCGTCGTCCGGCAACCGCCGCGATACGCTCCTTTGTCCCTCCTACGGCTGCACGACCGTCAGCGCGTGGTATGATGATGTGGAGGACGCCGTGCTGGATGCTCTGCGTGGCTGGCTGCGCGAGCTGGAGCTCGGTGAGGCCGCTGCGCCAGATGACACGCCCATGCGCACCGCGCTCGAGTCCTCGATCGCCGCCGACCGCAAGCAGCTTGCCAAGCTGGAGGCGCAGGAGGCCCGCGCGTATGAGCTGGTCGAGACCGGCGTCTATACGCCTGAGATCTTCCTGCAGCGCTCGCAGGCGCTCGCCGCCGACAAGCAGGTCATCGTCGACCGCATCGAGGCAAGCCAGACCACGATCCATGAGCTGGCCCGTGCCAGACAGGCCCGCGCCCGTCTGGCCCCCGCTGTCCGCCGCGTCCTCGAGACCTACCCGCTCGCCGCATCCCCGCAGGAGAAAAACGCCCTCCTGAAAACTGTCCTGCAGAAAGTCCTCTACCATAAACAGGCCAAATCCTACACCAAATCCGGCAGCGACATGCACGTCACCCTCTACCCCCTCGCGGATTGATGGTTATACATTTATTCGGTACGCATGAATGAATCCCATCTAAATATAGATTCTATAGCAAGCTGAAATCCCTCCTGGTGACAGGAGGGATTTCTTTATTTTGCGATATGCTCATAATACGCCATGAGCTTCTGTTCCGGCCCCGGGCCGTCTTTATCGAGCAGAAACGCTTTTGCCAGCGCGGCGTAGAACTCCGGGCGGTTGAGTCCGAACTCTACGGCGACGGGGTAGTAATCCGAGTACATCATGTTCATGGTCACGCCCCACGCCCAGCGCGGGACCACAGGCGCCTGAATGCCCATGCTCTCGGCCACGGCCGTCGTCTGTTCCATCGTCCAGTGCGGGCCGGTCGAGCCGTCGGCGTTCTTCATGCGGGCCTTCCACGCTTTTGCGTCGTCCTCGGTAAATTCCATCATTTTCGTGGACTCACGAAAATGGTCGTCACCTAGCTTATGCAGCGCGCAGATAGTATCCGCATACACCATAACTTCCTCCGCGCGCCCCAGCGTCACCGGACGTTCCATGATCTCATGCAACTCCTTATGGAGTTTTTCAATATATTCCTGCATATCATGCCTCCTGAATGTACTTGTATAGACTGTCAATATCGTCCGCAACAAAAGTTAGTTTGCCGATAAACGGAATCCTTATCGGGAGTTTTCGTCCATCGAGCCGAGGTCTTGCCTTATTATAGAGCCTGTCAATGTCAATATCCCCGTGCTCATCCATAATTTGCATTGCTTTGACCCACGGGTTATCTCTCAGTACAAGCAGTTGCTCTTTGCTGCCGTCTGCCAGCAAAGACAACCCAACGCCTGCCACAAAGGACCGCACCTCGTCCATATGTGGGGATGCTACTGTATCAAAAAAGCGCAAAATTCCGCGCATGGCCTGATCTATCGTCACTGTCATTGCAGTTTCCCTCCTTTAAGGATGGGGCGGCGATTGCCGCCCCGTTTGCTTATTTGTTGCAGCAGCGCTGGATCGGGTTGTAGAGAGTCTGCGCCGTGGTCGCGGTGCCCGTGGTGACGTCGGCGACCTGCTTTGGATAAAAGGTCGCGTTGACGTAGGTGACAATGGAGTTGTCACCGCAGCAGCGGCGCTCGGCCTCCATCTTGACCGCGTCAAGCGCTTCCTTGCGGACAGACTCGACGTCCTGCTTGACCAGCGTGAAGCTGTCCTCGGTGCGCTGGTTGTGGACGGCCTGCTTGCACAGCGCCTCACGGACGTCCTTGAGCTGCCCATCGATATAACCGTACACCTCCAGCATCTTGCCGTCGTTGTACGTGTTGGCCTTGAGCAGCGCGATCTCGCTGTCCTTCGCGGCCAGCTTCTGCTCCCGGTCGAGATCGTAGCGCGTGACCGGCATGTTCTCGCTGCACGTCGGCTCCTGCTGGCGCGAAGCCAGCGCAGCGGCCAGCGCTGCCATGGCGGGCGTTGCCGCAGCCGCCGTCACTTCTGCGGCAGCCGCCCGGTTGTTCTGTCCGAGGCCGCCCAGCAGATTGCCGAGCCCGCCGTTTGCCAGACTCATCGCGGCGCCGCCGATGCCAAAGCCCAGCGCAGTCCCCGCGAGTCCCTTGCTTGCGTATTCCATAAAAAAATCCTCCGGTAAAAGTAGTAAGCTGGCCAGCTCCTACTCTCATTCTGCCGCTTTCCCGGTTTTTATGGGGGACAGTTCCGGGACATCTGTGTACCATTTGTGGGACATGCTTTCCTCTTAAAAATTTTCCCAGTACCCCTCTTGACTTCTACACATTTTTGAGTTTATACTAGGGGTGCGGAGAGATCCGCGAAAGAATCCTGAAATCTGGCACCGCACGATCCGCGGCACAACCATTTCAGGAATCTACAGAGATTGAACGTCGCCGTTCATCATCTGCCCATGAAAGCGGAGATCCCTTGCCGTTAAATAGGGAGCTAAAAAAGCGGAAATCCCTTGCCGTCAAGTAGGGAGCCAAAAAAGCGGAAATCCCTTGCCGTTAAGTAGGGGCTTAAAAAATCATGGGCAACTAAAAGCGAGACTTCTGCAGTCTCGCTTTTTCTTTCCCGGAAAGGTCGAATCTTGGAGAATCTTTTTATCTGCCACATCAGTGAGCGCTATATTTCCTTCCTCCATTCCCGTGACTTCCGTGTCCCGTTCAACAAGGGCCAGCGTCGCCCCTATGTCGGCGTTGTTCTCACTGTCGGAAGCTTCCGCTATTTCGTCCCCATGGAATCCCCGAAGCCAAACCATGCCAATCTAAAGCCCGGCAAGCACATCCTGAAGCTTGACGGTGGACGCCTCGGTCTTCTCGGCTTCAACAACATGGTCCCTGTTCCTGATTCTGCGATCCTTGAATACGACATTTCCGCAGAGCCGGATGTGAAGTATCGCAACCTGCTCCTGAACCAGATCGAGCATTGCAACCGTCAGAAGCTTGCCATTCTGGATCATGCCAATCGTACATACTACGATGTCGTCAATGGAAAGAGCAGCTTCATCTGTAAGATCTCCTGCGACTTCCGCGCGCTGGAGCGCGCATGCAGATCGTATAACCCGAACTATCGTCCGAAAGCCAATCCCGGAACATAGAAAAAGCGCCATGAGCCGTTGCTCATGGCGCTTTCTCTTTGTCCGTTTTCCCTACCAGACGGCGGGCGATATTGTAGATGTGCGGCAGGCGGCGGGAGATGGTTTTGCGGTCGATACCGATTTCACCGGCGGCGTCCATCTGCGGGAGCCTGCACACGATATAAAGCTTCACGATCTGCCGATCGATCACGTCCAAAAGTCCCTCGTCAGTGACGCGCTCCCAGTCGCTGCGCGTGAGGTGTTCCAGCTCCTTCGGCAGAGCCAGCCGCGCAGTTATGCTTTCGTCACTCCCTTCGGCCCGCCGCCGGGCAGGGCTTACTTCATGGCCGCAGCCAGCTTTTTCAGGAGGTCGTCGCCGTATTTGTACTCGGCAAGATACTTGATCGTGCTGTCTGCCAGCCCGGCTTTTGCCTTGATGGTCTTCTTGGCGTCCTCGACGGCCTTGTCGACGGTTTCCGTGTCGTAGTCGACCCACGGGAGCTTTCCGTGTTTCTTCCACACACGGCTGTTGTAGCCGCCCTTGACGCCGATGTTGCCGACGCCGGTGATCTGCACGCCATTATCCCAGATTGGCGTGCATTCGACCGCAAGGCCGTCTCCGATGTACAGGCCCCAGTGGCCGGGCATCCACAGGCCCTCGCCGGGAACGAGCTTATCCCAGCCGGATGCGGATACGTCCTTGCACTTGGCAATCATACCGTCTGCGGATACGTCCGGGACGGCGTTTCCGGCGTAGCGGGCGCCGCCGTGGTAGGCGTTTTTGTTGCCGTTCCAGCCCCACAGGATCCCCTTCGTGAGATTCACGCAGTCAAAGCCAAAGTAGCCCTTTCCGATCAGCCCGCGGAATCTGGCCTGCTTTGCGGCGTCGTACCAGTCCGGGTATTGCTTTGCCTTCTCAGTGATGATCCCATCCGTGACCGGAGAGCCGAAGCAGCCCCACATGTACACGGTTTTGTAATTCTTTGCAACGTCGATGTGCTTTTTTACAAGCTCGGACGCTCTCATAACGTAACTCATGCCCGCTCACTCCCGTACAGCTCGTGGTGCAGCTGCAGCACGGCGGCCTCAATCAGCTTGTCGATCGTTTCCACATCAAATTGAATGCCCTTCTCGGCGAGGAAGTTCACAACATACGCCTTTTTCGCTGCGCCGTCCGTCGCGGTGTACAGCTGCTCCGCCGCCTTTACGCCGATCTCAACGTAAGTGCGGAGCGTTTGCAGCTTGTCCGCGTCGATCTTGGTTTTGAGCCACGGGATCAGAAATGCCGAGACGAGCGCGCTGATGAGCGCGATCACTGCCGAGATAATTTGCGTGTAGTCCATAAGTATGCTCCTTTCAATCTTTCAGCACGATCTCCGCGATGCGTGCTGCCGCTTCCGGGCCGTATTTCTCGGCCCATTTATCCATGTACTTCTGCGCGTACTTCGCGCGGTTCTCGTTCTTTGCCTTCCAGAGATAGAATCCGCTGGAAGCTGTTGTTTCAGCCAGCACCGCAAGCGTGATCTCCGTCAGGTCTGCGCCTGCCGCGCAGGCGATAATGAGTGCGAGGCTGACGAGCGCGCTGCAGATCAGCCACTTCTTGCTAAACTCCATTGTGCTCACACTGCTTTTCGAGCTGGTGCAAAAACTTTTTTACATCGCCGTTGCCGCCCAGCTTGACGTATTTCTGCCCGGCGATCAGGCGCTCGGCCATTGGCATTTCCTCTGACATGATGGTCAGCCGGAGGATCGCCAGATACTGCTCGTCTTGATGCTCCTGCATTTTCCCGAGCTTTTTGTCGATCTCGGCTAGGTGCGCCTCCTGCGTCGTGGCCTTGCCGCGCTTTTTCTGTATCGCGCTGACGACGGCATTGACGACCGCCGTCAGCGCGGACGAGCCGAGCACGGCACAGACGAGCGTAACTATGATGGTCTTGGTGTCCATGGCTATGTACCTTCTTCCGTGATCTTCTTCCACCCGTCCGGGTTGACGGACGGGGTGTAGACGTTGGCGGCGAGCAGGGACTCGTAGAGCTCGTCCTGCCACCAGCCGCGCTCTCCCTTGGCGAAGGCAAGGGTCGCGGTGATGGTCTCGGGGATGAGGCGGTAGCCCTGCTTGTACTGGATATCCTCCCAAAGGTTCGGGGTTGCGTCCGGGGTATTTTCGGCCGTGTCCCAGATGTCGACGGCTGCGCGCTTGATGCCGCCCTGCCAGCAGATGCGCGTGCCGGACTTGACGAGACTGCCGTCGCCCGTCAGCTGCGGGAACAGCTCCGGGGCCTCGGACGCGTCCTTGTCGGGCAGGCTGGCCGCGGCCGTCACGATGGCGGCGCGCAGGGTCTGCGCTCTGCTCTCGCCGATGGCGGTATAGACGGGCATGCCCATGAGGGTCGCGGCGGTGTGCTGGGCGGCGGCTTTTTCTGCCTCTGCCCGCTCGAGGGGCAGGGGCTTGCCCATTTTGACGGTGATGGTGCCGTCGCGGTTGTCGGTGACGGGACCGGCGAGGATGAAATCCGCGTAGTCGTCCATGTAGCGGTCCTCGGCGGTCTCGGTCGTCGACTTGACGGTTCCGTCCTCGTTCATCTGGACGTTGCCCTCTGCGTCCAGCACAGGGACGGCCGTGGTGTAGCGGTGGATCATGCCCCAGACGGCGCCGTCGCAGAACAGCGCCAGCGGGTCTGCAACCGCGCTCTTTTCGATGGTGACGGCGCGGCTCTCGCGCCCGCCCCAGTCGGCGTCGCGCATGCGGCCAGCGGCCGGTCGCGTCTCGATCTCCTGCCCTCCGATTGTGATGTACCAGGTGTCCATAAGTTCCTCCTGTCTATTGCTGCACGGCATTGGCCTGCAGCCATGCTAATAGTGCGCCTGTTGGCATTTCAGCGAAAGTCACTGTCCGGAATGCCTCTTGCGTCCAGCTCCCGTTGAAATATGCGTACCAAATATCGCCTGGCCCGTAAGAGTAAACAATGCTTGGCCGAGAGCCTGCAGTGATCATGAAGTAGTCAAATTTTTTCCCGTTTGATGTAAAATCAATGGCTTGCTCAAAAACCATTATTTTTGGGGACTCATTTATGATCCACGTCAGCCCGTCGCTGAACTTGACCTCATACGCTGTCCCATTCACCAGCGTTCGACCCCCCCCCGATTTGGTAACTTGTACCAGCAATCAGGTCGGTGCCGCCTTTGATGGCGTAGGATGTGCCGTCTTTCAAAATGTGGTGTGTGCCCATGTGAGACCTCCTTTATGCTGCTAGGGTGTAGGTGCCGTCGGGGTTTTGAATCACGGGGAAGGTGCCGGGGAGGGTAAAGGCGGGGCGGACGCCGTTCCCGTTTCCACAGTACTGTTCGGTGACATTCCCGGCGGTATCCAACACGTACACGTCTGTACTTGAATATTCTTTTGGGGTTCTGGTCCATTGATGAATATTAGATCCATTTAGTTTTGCGGCAGCAAGCAGGCTACGCACCGTCTGGTCCAATGGAGTCCCATCTCCGCCGCCGCCCTTCAGCTCACCTATGGACAGTATAAACGCATTTTTCGTTAATTCTCTCCTCGTTTGATATTCATCGATGTAGCAGTAAATTTTTGTTTGCCCTGCCGCGCCTTGAATGGCAGAGTCCAACAGCCCTAACCATGTATCCGCGAGGAAAGCGGATACAGTGGATGTTGGGAATAGGTTGGAGCTGCTCCACTGGGAGAACGCAATTCGTTCGTAGCATTCCTTGCGCACAATCAGCGTGCGCCCAGCCCCGTTAAGCCCGCTCTCGTAGTCGTGCTTGGCGATATAAAACGGCACGGGGCTGCCGGATTCGTTCAGGTACAGGATCGCGCCGGGGGTGATGGTGCTCAGGGGAATGCCCTTCGAAAACGGTACGGTGAATGCCGTCCCGCCGATGAGGGTCTTCCCGGCTTTGCAGCCGTAGCCTGTGCCGCCGATCAGCTCCCGGCCGCCGGTCACGGAATAGGCCGTGCCGGAGATCAATGTCTTGTGCGCCATGGGGCCTCCTCACTCATACTGCCAGTTGATGGCCATGTTCTCGGTCGGCGTGGTCTCGGCGGAGACCAGGGTCTGCTTGGTGATGTTGCCGGTCTTCATATAGTCCGTGCCCGCCACGGCCACCGCCCAGGCCGTCGGCTTCCCGCTGGCGTCCACCGCCTTGACCTTGATCAGGTCCCCGACGGCCGCGCCGGAGGCGAGAATCATATCTTGCTTTCCGTTCCACGCGTCTTTGTTGCTGCGCACGTCGGCGATAGCCTCGTCGATCTGCGCGCCGGTAAACTGGCTGTTGTAAGCCATACGATCACTCCTTCATACACAGAAAATCCTCGCCGTCCGCGGTCTTCAGCGCCTGCGACTCTCCCAGCGGGATAAAGCCGTAGTTGTCGTTCCAGCTGCCGTCCGCGCCCTGCGCGAACAACGAAATGCGGTATTCCCCATCACCGGAAAGCAGAAAATCGTCGTAAACCTCAAAGGTGCGCTGCGTGCCCGCCGGGGTCTGTGAGAAGGACGCGATCAAAGCGCCCTTCCCGCGGCCCCAATCCTCGCCGGACTTCGTCGCGCGGCACTCGAAGGCCGTGTAGGCGATGTCCGACGAGAAGGAAACGGTGATCGAGTCGAACCCCGAGACCGCCGAGATCTTGTTGCCCGTGATGGAGAATGTCAGCTGCGGCGCGGCCATCAGGCGGCACTCCAGGTCCCGGCGGCGTTCTTGACGAAGACCTTGACGATCTTCGTGCCGTCGCCGGAAGACGCTGCCTCGAGGTCCGCGCCCTTGACAGTGACGTTGATGGCGGTGTTCTTCTTGTAGCCTCCCTCCGTGCCGCTGACGTTGGTGGAGCCGCCCGTCGTCGGGATTTGCGTGCCCGCCGTGTGCAGGCTGCTCGTCGCCGGGACGACGCGAATGGTGTATTCCTCAAAGTCCACGTCGCAGACGAAGGAGAACGCCGCTGCATCGTAGCCCGTGACCTTCGAGATCCTGCTCTTGTCGGGGCCGGTGATGTTCACGGCAGGAATCGACGTGTTGAGCGTGATCGTGTCGCTGACTGCGGCCGTTTCGTTGCCGACGTCGTCGCGCATCTTGACATAGATCGTCTTGAGGCCGTCGCCGTCGGGCAGCGTGATGGATTTTGTCGTGGCGAATGTCTCCCACGACGCTTCCGCCTCGGTCTCCGCCGTCTTCGTGCCCCAGATCTTCATCTGGTAGCCCGTCGTTGTCTCGTCGGAGACAGAGATCTTCGCCGTGACGGTCGCGCTAGTCGCGTACTGTGCACCGTCGTTCAGGATCAGCGATAGGCCGGCAGGTGCCAGCGTATCAAGTGTCAGATTGAAAAAACTTGCCATCTGGATTTATCCCCTTTCTTCGCTTGTGAGTTCAATGTACAAAAATCCGCCCGGTCTTTCGTAGATGGTTTTCGTGCCCAGGTGGGCGGATTTGATGCCCATGGAGCCGATGAACAGCTCCAGAATGCGTTTGAGTCCAACTGCCAGCATGTTATCCCTCCAACAGATACAGTGTCCGCGCGTCCTTTTTGTCCAGCGCGTCATATTCGGATTTTGTCATCACGAGGATCGCGTCGATCTGTGCCGACTGGATGCCCCCGCCACCAGAGCCGCCGCCGGAGCTGCGGGCCTCGTTGATGGCGTCGACGAGGTTGCCCTTGTTGTAGGTCTTGAGGTCGTCCAGATCGCCGATCTGCTTCTGCAGCTGCGCCCAGACGGGCAGGGACGGGTCGGCCGAGGCGTCGCCGGACGGATCCGCGCCGGGCTGGACCTTGCCGAGGCTCACCCAGACGGTCGGCAGGACGACGCCGCTTTCGTCCGCGCCATAGACGCCCACGCGGGCGTGGCGGCCCGGGACGGCGAGAACTTCGTGCGGTACGGGAACGGTATCCCCGTCCCAGTTCGCCGCCAGAACGTCGACGGTGGTTTTGCCGTTCGAGAAGACGGCTGTCTTCGTCAGCCCGTCCCACTCGGGCGAGAAGACGAACTCAACGGTCACGGCCTTGGCCATGCCCGCCGTCAAAAGCTCCGGCGGCGACGCCAGATGCGCGCACGCGCGGGAGCAGTGGATGGTGATCATGCGTTATCAGCTCCTTCGAAGGTCACAAACGGCTCAAGGCACTTGATATCCCCGGCGGAAAGCCGGATATCGAGGTCGAGTGGAAGCGTGATGTGCGGCAGCTCGGGGAGCGTGTCGGCGTCCAGCTCGTTCAGCTCCGCCTGCGGCCGCCCGCTCATGAGTTGGTTTCCGTAGAATTCGAGTGTTGGGTTGAGCCTGGTCGCCAGCATGGCGAGCTGATAGGCCTGCCGGAGCGGCAGGTCCTGTTCGATGAGCTTCTGCAGTGGCTTCGCCGCGAGCGCGATGTCGTATAATTTCATGATGCCCTCCTTAGTTGATGGCTGTGCCGTTGACGGTCAGCTTCCCGGATGAGTTGCACGCAAGGGTGCAGTAGCGGTATGAATTGTAATACAGCACGATTTCGTCTCCCCTGACTGTCACGGGATAGCTCGATGTCCCTATCTCAAAGCCGTTCGAGGACGGCGTCAGGGTTTTTGTTTTCAGCTCCAGCGAATTGTATCCGCTCTTGAGTCCTGCGGCGGATACCGTGCCCCACTTCGCGGCGTAGGCCGTCGATCCGTTTTTCAGGAGCACCTGGCCGTCGGTTCCGCCGCTCGGAAGCGTTCCGGCGACGTCGCCCCACGTGCAAGCGTAGTTGGTGTTGCTGGATTTTTTCAGCACCTGACCGGATGTTCCGCCGGTCGGGAGCGCGCCGGTGATGCTTCCCCACTTGGCGGCGTAGTTGCTCGCGCCGTTTTTGAGCAGGACCTGACCATCGGTGCCGCCGGTCGGCAGGATGCCGTCGGGGCTGCCCCAGGTGACGGCGTAGTCGGTGGCGCTGGATTTTTTGAGCACCTGGCCCGTCGTTCCGCCGGAAGGCAGAGCACCGTTGATGTCGCCCCATTCGACGGCGTAGTCGGCGTTGCCTGACTTTTTGAGGATCTGTCCGCTCGTTCCGCCGGTCGGCAGGAGGCCGGTAATGCTGCCCCAGGTGAGCGCGTAGTCGTTGTCGGACGATTTTTGGAGCACCTGCCCGGTCGTACCGCCAATTGGGATCTTCGCCGGCGCGTCCGCGCCGGGGTTGCCGATCGGGAACATGACGACCTTGCTGCCGGACAGTTCGAGGACGGCCACGCGCTGTCCGGCGGCGAAGTTGATGCCGGTGTTGCATTTAAAATGCTTCTCGGTCGGCTCCTCCGCGCCGTCAGGCGTGAGGGTCAGGCCGTCTTCCTCGACCGTCGCAATGACGGCCAGCTGGAACGGCTGCTGCTGTTCTTCGGTCTGCTGCTCTTCGGGTTCTTCGGTGTACAGGCTGTCAACGCCTTCCATTATGCAATCACCGTCCTTTTTGCAGAGTGTGTCATCAGGCTTCCGGCTGACAGCTGCATCTGCCAGCCGGTCTCGAGGTAAATGCCGCCGATGTCGTCGTGCGTGAGCGCGAGGACGTCACCGATGCCGTGACCGGGGTCGTTGAGGGTATAAAACGTGATGGCCCGGGCGGACAGGAGCGACTCGTTGCGCATGCGGTCGGCGTAGGCCTGCAGCTCCTCCTGCGAGGCGATGTTGTCGACCTTGATGAGCGAGGCGATGCGCATGTTCCGCCGGAAGGTGGACTTGCGCGACTGCGGATTGTCATTGACAGCCGTTGCGACCATGGGCTGCTCCAGATCCGGGTTGGAGCAAACGCAGATGAAGACGTTCGGCGCGTTGAAGATGTCTTCCTCATCTGAGAAGTTCGGCCCCGGATGCCGGTCCGGAAGGAAGAGATCCGTCGTGCCGTAGGACCAGTCGATGTTCTGCGCGCTCGGCTCCTGATAGGGCTCGAGACGGGCGACGCCGGAGGCGTCGAACCAGAGGCTGTTGTAGTTGATCTCGGCCAGCAGGTCGTTGACGATGGTCAGGTAGCTCGTGCCGATATCCCAGTCCTCGCGGTCGGTCTGCAGCGTCGCGTCCGACGGCGTCGCAATGACGAGCGCGACGCCGCAGGCGGTGAGCAGCTTGCGGATCTCGGTGAGATAGGACGCACCGGCGGACAGGTGCAGGATGGTCTCGGTGCGGTTGCTGTAGACGCGCCAGCAGCGGTCGTAGGCCTCGACCTCGACGCGCTTCTGACCTGCCGCGCCCTTGATGCTCGGGGTCGCGGCCTGATAGATACCGAGGGGCGTCTCCTGCCCGTCGATGGTCATGACAGGCTGGAGCTCGTCGGAGAGGTAGTCGACTGCGTCGTTGACGAGGAAGGTGCCCTTGATGCTGGTGTGGATCGTCGCGTCGCGGCTGGCGATGATCTGCGGGGCGCTTCCGGTGTCCCATTGGAGGTGGGTGATGGGTGCGCCGTTTCTGAGTACGTCGACGCGGAAGCGGACGTCACGGGTCAAGGGTGATCGCCTCCTCCCGGTTCGTGTGCGAGATGGTAAAGGAATAGCGGCGCATGAACTCGTCGCAGTTGCTCTCGAGCGACGGGAGCGAGCCGATGGCCATATTGCCGTAGCGGTCCTTGAGGCAGACGAGGCGGCCTACAAGGGCCTCAAGCGCGAGGGCGGCGCCCCGCTGCGCGTGCGGCCAGGCGCAGGCGACGGACAGGGCGCGGTCGCGCTGCTCGCTGCGCTCCTCGACGGGGTAGGCAAGGCCCGCCAGATGGACGGTCGAGACACCGGCCGAGAAGCTGGTGCGGTTGGTGCGCAGCTGCGTTTCGGACAGGCGCATCTCGAGCCAGATTCCGGTCCCGAGGTCGCAGATCATGTTGGTCTCGGGCAGAATCTCGACGGTATCCGAATTGGACACGCCGTAGTTATCGCTTTCGTCGTAGCAGCCGCGGACGCGGTAGGTGACGGAGCCGATGCTGGTGTGGTCGATGTACTGCTTTTGGACGGTGCGGGCGATGGCCACGCCGTCCCGCTCGACGAGGTAAAAATCGTAGCTCCCGGCGGTCTGCCAGGTGAGCGCGGCCTCATGGCCGGCGGTGGCGGTCAGGGTGATGGCCTCGCCCTCGGTGTGTGAAACGGGGAGCGCGGCTGCGCTCCACTCGGACCACATGCCGTACTTGTTCTGCACGCGCACGCGAACGGTATAGCTGCCGTCGGCGAGGTAGACCGGCGAGCGCCATGCCTTCTCCGTGCCGTAGACCGTGCCGGAGGCGTAGCCGCTCGAGAGCGTCAGCTGATAGGCCTCCTGCTCAGAGGTCTGCCAGGTGATGCGCGGGCGCGGGCCGGTGGACTGGATAACGATGGACGGGGCCGACGGGGCGTTGATGGCGATAAACTCGGCCTTTTCGCTCCACGCCGAGGCCGTGCCGTCGGTGTTGTAGGTGCGGACGCGCCAGAATTTTATTCCGCTCGTAAAGGTGTTCGCGGGCACGTCGTAGTACTGATTTTCGCCGGTGACGGTCGCGAGCGTGTTCCAGGTCGTGCCGTCGGCGGACCACTGCAGATTGGCCTTGCTCTGCGGCGTGCCGGTGGAAATGATGTGCTGCCAGCTAAAGCGGTTGACGATGGTGGCGTCGATGACGATGCCGGATGGGGAGACCGGCTTGCAGGATGGTGTGACGTCCGTCGTTGTGATTTCCTGCCATGCAGACGTTGTTGTCGTTCCGCTGTTCGCCGTCACCTTTACTCGCCACTCGATCGTCCCGGACGGGAATGTATTTGCAGGGACTGTGCAGGCGGTCGTCGCGCCGGAGACGCTGATCGTTTTTGAGGCGCTCGCATTTTTTACGCGCCACTCGAAGATGGCGGAGGTTTGCTTTATCTCTGCGAAGCAGACCTGTGAGTCGGCTGTGTCATCGTCACAGCGCCATGTAAACATATTTTTTTCAAATCTGTTCACAAAAGCGCCGGCTGTCGGAGCAAACCCATCCGCTGTTATCCCTACAGTGTCGTCCGAATACTCGCACACCAACGATGGCTTCCGTGTTGACTTTGCGCCGAATATAATCGCCTCGCTTGTCCCTGATTCTCCTCCTCGAAGCGCGATTACAAAGCCGTTTCTTATTCCTTGCTGCAGTTCTTCTTTTTTTGATTTGTAATTTTTCAGGTCAAAAACTGCATTTAGCTGTATGATTTCATTCAGAGCCGTCCAGTTTCCGTTTGCTTGCTCCGAGACCCCTGTGAAGGTCTGGTATATCTCAGGCCTTGTCGCATATGTCATTGCATCCGCATCAAATTGACTCGCCAACGCATTTACATATGTCCAAATCCCCTTGTATGTAGCGTCGCTTTCTGCTGTTGGCTGTGCATAAAATGCAAGCGTTACTTTTGTTACCCGTTTGAACTTGTATGTGTCGCCCGGCACAGGGAAGTTGATATATACGTTATCCCCTCGCTTAATGTTTCCCGCGTCTCCTGTAAACGGCTCTACGAAGAATTTGTACTGTGTAAGATCCGAATAGTTTGTGTTCGGGTGGTTCTTCGCGACTGCTGTCGAGCCGCTTGCCTGCACTGTAAACGTCGGCATTTACTTCGCCCCCATTCTGGTTGTGATGCGTGCGTTTTTGGCGATGCGGAGGATGGTGTCGAGGTCTTCGACGTGGTCGACGTAGACGGTGGTGTTGTAGGTATCGCCGGAGGTGTAGCGGGTCTCGCTGGCCGTCTGGATGCGCGAGCCGGAGGGGAGATAGATCCGCTCAAGGCCGTTTTCGTTCACCCGTGTCCAGCCGCCCGCCCAGTTGTCCGTGCCGGCGGCGTTGCCGCGCAGCTTTTTGAGATATTCCTGCACCCACAAATCCTGCGACTTGCCGAGGATGGAGCTGTCTCCCGCTCGCACGAGCGCTTCATACTGCGCGTTGGCGTAGGCCTCCATATTGCCGTAGGCTTTGCCGGTGTCGGTGTCGAAGTAGCTGCCGTAGCCGTTCGCAGCGGTCGCGCGGTTCGTATCCTGCTGCATCCACTTGGTATTGAGCTTCTGTACATTCGACATCTGGCCTTTGCCGTAATTCAGGCCGAGCGCTGTGCCCATCTTGTTGAAATCGAGCGTCAGCAGACCGGACAGGAAGTCCCCGGCGTCGGCAATTGCCGCCATGACCTCCGACAGCGGGCGCAGTGCCTTCGTCAGAGCCGGGACCTTGTCATTTGACAGGGTATCCATCGGGTTGATGATCTCGCCCGCCGTCTCGAGCAGCATGCCGAATGAGTCGACCAGCCCTGATTGCTGCAGCACATCGCCGCTATACTTGATTCCGCTGGTGACGTCGCCGTAGAATTCTTCCAAATATGGTGCGAACTCTGCGGCCAGCTGATTCTTGACGCCCTCCTGCGTATTTTGTAGGCGAGAATAGGCGTCGTCGACGCCCTGCAGGGATTTGAGCGCGTCGTTGTCAAGGACATAGCCCATATCATGCGCTTCCTGCGCGTAATCCCGCATTTTCTCGCCGCCGAGGTCGATGAGCGGATTGAGCTCCTGCGCGGACTCAGACATGAGGTCCATGGCCAGCGCGTCCCGCTCGGTCTGGTTTTTGATCTCACCGAGCGCGTCGATGGTGTCGTAAAAGACGTCTTGCGCGCTGCGGAGGCTGCCGTCGGCGTTGGTGATCTCTACGCCCAGACGCTGGTACGCATCATAGGCGTCGCCGGTGCCCGCTGCGGCCTCCTGCATTTTGTTGGTGGTCTCCTTGAGGCTGTCCTTGATGCGGTCCATGGAGACGTCCGTGAGGTCCGCCATGTAATTGAGCTCCTGCACGGAGTCGGTCGTCATGCCGGTCACGGAGGCGAGCGTGAGCAGATCGTCTGCATTCGAGGCTGCTTCCTTCGTCATGGAGATCAGCGCCTTTTCCGCCTTGACGATGGCCGTCGCGACGGCGGCAAAGCCGCCCGCCAGCGCCAGAGACGACGCGTCAAGGCTCCCCATGGCGTTCATGGAGGACTTCATGCTGTCCGGCAGCTGGATGCCGAGCTTGGACGTCAGGCCGTTCACCACGTCACCGAGGTTGCCCATCTCCTTGCCGGATTCCTCAATTTTTTTCTTGTTTTCGTCGAATTGGTTGTTGAGGTTGTTGAGGTCGGCCTCTGCGTTGTTGAGACTTGTCTGCCACTGCATTGTGCGCTTGTCTGCCTCGCCGTATTTCTCGGCGGACTGCTGCAGGGCGGCACGCAGATACTCGATCTTTTCGGTCTGCGTGGAGATCTTGCGCTCGAGCACGTCGTTTTTGGCGTTCAGTGCCTCGACGCTGTCGGCGTTCTGCGCGTAGGCCGACTGCACCTTGCGCATCTCCGAGTTCAGGACGTTCATACCGCTGCCGATCTCGGAGATGGCCTGCTTGTATTCTTTCTCGCCCGAAAGCGTAAATCTTGTGTTGATGTTGGGCATATTACGTGCCTCCGTTGATGTAGGCCGAGAGGCTCTGCGGCTCTTCCGGCTTTTTTGGCGGCTCCAGCGCGTCCAGCAGGAGCGTCAGGCGGTGCGGGCTCATGGTCTTCCAGAAATCCCGTTCCGGCAGGCGCAGCCGGAACAGCCACATGGCGAGGAAGCCGGGGAAATCAAAGCCCAGCTGCTTCGGTTTCCCCGGCGGTGTCAGTTTTTTTCGTCTTCCGACGTTTTTTCACCGAGTTCTTCCTCCGGCGGCTCGACTGCAGCCTGAATCAGCTGGTAGATCCGCGTCCCGGCCTCGAGCGTCTGGTGCATGGTGAGCTTCCGGCCCAGCTGCTTGCTGGTAAAGCGCAGCGGAAGGCCGTTTTCGTCGGTGATGCCCTGCGTGTCTGCGGCATCGGTCAGCATGGCGGCCAGGAAGGCCAGCGTGCTTTTGAGGCCGTGCACCGTATTCAGCGCGCGCAGCAGATTTCCGTCGTATTCGTCCTGCACGTCGGCAAGGACGTTCATGTTGCAGGAGAGCCGGTAGACCCGGCCCTCAAGTTCATAGTCGACGGTGTTGAGCTTGGTCGTCTCCATCAGGTCTCACCCAGCTTTCCCTTGATCCAGGCAACGGCCTCCGCCGCGGTGTCGACGGTCTCGGTCTCGAGCAGCAGCTCGTCGGCGGAATCGTCCGCGAGGAATTCGCCTGTCGTGGTCGGCGTGTTGAACTGGATGTTCTCGCCCTTGGTCTTATAGCTCATCGAGGGCGGGCCGAACAGCGCTTTCGGCACCCAGACGCAGGTGTATTTTGTCACGCCGTCGAACTTATCCGGCGCGTAAAAGCCGACGCCGACATAGTTTGCGATGTCTTTTGCCGAGAATTTCAGATTTTCCTTGCTCGTATCGGATGTGCAGCCGTAGAGCATGGCCTGTGCGGCCCTTTTGATGTACTTGACAGCCAGCGAGATCGTGCCGCCGGTGGCAAGCTTGATATACTCGGCAAGCTTGGATTCCGCGTACAGGCGGCCCTCGGCGAACTTGAGTTCCAGATGCACGTCCATGGCGTCGCCGACGTCGGTCGGCTCTGTGTAGGTCACGGTGCCGGACGTGTTTTTATACTTTCCCGCCCGGATTCCGCGTAAGTCAAAACTAGGCATTTATAATAGGCCCCTTTCTTTCAGCTTTTGTGTAAGGATCTTTTCGAGCTCCGCGTTTACGCGCTTCTGCGCGTTCCTGACGCCCTTTGTCCAAAAATAAGTTCCTGTGATCTGCCCGTGCTCCTTCGCGCGGCCGTAATTCAAAACAAAAAGCACGGTCGCCCTGCGCGTTCCGTGCTCGTTTTTGCCGACTGCGGTGATGGAGATGTACGGGTCTCCGTTTTTGTCGCGTTTGATGGTTTTGCGGTATTTTACGCTGGATGCATATGCCTCGGTCTGAAACCCGCTCGCCTTGACCATTTTTTGCAGTTCCTCGACGATGATATCCCCGGCGGCGTACAGGAGCTCCTGCTGCATGTCCTCATCAAAAACATTCGCTTTCTGGAGCGTGGCCATGAGCTCGTCGACACCGGTGATGGAGATGTTAGCCATAGGCTGCGCCCTCCGTCTCGGCGATGAGCGCGATCTGCGTGCGGCCTGTTTCCTTGTCGTAGGTTTCCATGTCGACGGTCGCGATGTAGCCTGCTGCCTCCAGCGCGGCTTTCGTGCGCTGGAGCAGATCGGCGGCAAAGCCCTCGGCAAAGATGGAAACGGCGTACTGCACGCCGGTCTCGGCCTCTCCGCCCTCGGCGTAGAGCTGCCCGGACTGGCCGAGCAGCTGATAGGTGATGTAGGTTTCTTCTCCGCCCTTGTATGGCGGGTGGCAGGCTGGTACGCCCAGGTCTGCCAGCGCCTCATAGATCATCATGCGCCGTCCCTCCGTTTGCAGGTCAGCTCTACCTCTTCCGTCTCCGCGCCGTAGCTGCGGACGACGTCAAAGACGTCCGAGCCGCAGGTGAGCTGCTGCTCGCCGCCGTATTCCGCGCTGTGCATGCGGAAAATTGCGTCCGTGCGCTTGCCGGCCTGTGCGGCCTGATAATACTCGGCGCGGTTTACGGACTTGCGGGCAGCCCATACGGTGGTTTCTCGCTCTAGCTTTTCCGTCGTCTGGCCGTTTACGATGGGGTAGGAGAACAGGCGCAGCGTGATCTGGGTGTCAAAGATCACAGCACGCGCCCCCTCCCTCGGTGCCCGGCGAATAGTCGTCGGACAGGCCCATCGCGTCGCGCAGCTCCTCAAAGCACGTCTTCCATTCGTCGCCGCGGCCGCAGAAGTCATGCTGCCAGCGGACGAAGGCTCGGACGGCGTCTTTGACCAGCGGGTCTTCGTCCGCTCCCTCTGCGCCCGCAAGGTGCAGGCGCAGGAGGCAGGCGTCAATCTCGTCGGCGAGCTCGTCGTCAAGGGCGTTTGTGGTCAGCCGCAGGGCGGTTTTTGCAACGTTGATCAAAGCCATTGGTTATCCCTCCCTGTTGGCCGCGCGCCGTCAGGCCTTCTTCTTGGTCAGCGTGACGAGGCTGTTCTTGTCGACGACCTTACCGTCGACGAGCGCCAGCGCGACGGTGACCTCGTCGTCGGTCGCGTTGTCGGTGTACTTGCGGAAGGTCATGCCCAGATTTTCGTTCCAGAGGTAGTCCTTGAAATCGAAGATAAAGGCAAAAATCGTGTCTGCGGTCACGCTCGCCGCGAAGGACGGCAGATAATCGCCGACGAGGACGACCTCGCGGCCAAATAGGGAATAAACGGGCTTTCCGTTCATGCCGTAGTTGGTGCGGGCAATAGGCTGACCATCGCTGTCAACCATGCCGACGATCTGCTCGAAGAACGTTTTCTTCGTCATGCACCAGACCGCGCCCGCGTCATATGCCTGCGGCACCGCGGCCTCGGCTGCGGTGATGTCCTTGTAGGTCAGCGCGGTCGTCGCGGCGGCAATGTCGATGTTCTGGCCGGTCACGACGGTTTCCTTTGTGATGCCCTTCGGCTGGCCGGAGCCGGAGCCGCTGATGATGGCCTGTTCCTCGGCCTTGACCATGGCCTCGGCCACGTTGGCGACAAACTGCGACTCAAACATCGGGTAGGTCACGATGGAGACCTCAAGCGACATGGAGATCGCGCAGCGCAGCTTGTGGTAGGCAAACGTGATGGAGCCGAGCGCCTTTTTCTGCTTGTCGGAGCCTGCGCCTTCGGCAACCCAGGAGGCCGTCGGCTTGGCCGAGCTGGTCGGGACGGTCACGCCACCCTTGTAGGACGTGTGCGTCACGCGCGGCAGGATCATGCCGGTCGCTTCGATCTTTTCGTAGATCTTCTGCAGCGTCGTGGTCGGGATGGCTGCGCCGACGTCGGAGGTCTTTGTGTTCGCGTCCGCGTTGGTCAGCTCTGCCGGGATCTTCTTGCCGGTCAGGACGTAGTTCATAAAGGCCCGCTTGTACTCGTCGGTATCGTACCGGTCGAGCACGTCCGGAGTCTTCGCCGTGCCGGACAGGTCGATGGACTGTGCCACCGCAGCCGGAGCCGCGACCTTCTGGCCTGCAAGTGCGTTGAGGTTCGCCTGGATCTTGGCTTCCTCCTCAAACTTGGCGTCGAGGGCCTCGACTTCTTTCATCTTGGCCTGTGCCTCTGCGGTCTTGCTTTCGTCCAGCAGCTTCTGGGCTTCGTCCATGAGCTTCTGGCGCTGGATGTTGTAAAGTTCCTTCGTCATTTCAATTCTCCTTTGAGTTTTAAAAATTTCAGTTTTGCTTCTGCCTGCGCCCGTTCGGGCATAAAAAAATCAGGCTCTGCGGCCTGACCTTTTAAAAAGTTTTCCGCGCGCCGGAGCGCGTCTTCGCTGAGCATGCCGGAATAAAAATCCGCGGCCAGCGGTTTTTGCTCTCCATCCGGCTGCATGATGCGGTCGACGAGGCCGAGCTCTACGGCTCGCTCCGCCGTGATCCAGGTCTCGGCGTCCATCATGGCGGCGATCTCCGCTTCCGGCCTTCCGGTCTTGGCGACGTAGGCCGAGATAATGGCGTGGTTGGCGTCGCGCAGGACACCGGCGGTGTGCTCCATCTGTCGGTAGTCGCCGTCGGCGCTGGACTGTACGTTGTGGATCATCATCATGCCGGTCGGCGTCATTTCCGACTCGCCCGCCATGGCGATGATGGACGCGGCCGAGGCCGCAAGGCCGACGATGCGGATGTGGACGCCTCCGGCGTAGTTGCGCAGTGCGGTATAGATCTCGCTCGCGGCAAAGATCTCGCCGCCGCCGGAATTGATCTCGACCTCTGCCCGCTCACCGTTTCCCTTGGCAAGCGCGTCGGCTACGGATTTTGGGCTTGCCGCTTCCATGCCGTAAAACTGGTAAAAACGGTGGTTGTTGCTGGATACGATTGGCCCGCGAATGCTGATCTTCATGCGGTTTCATCTCCCTTCTGGTTGGTATTCTGATTGACCGGCTGCGTATCGAGCCGCCGGATTGGCTTGTCGCCGCCGTCGACCGGCGCGAGGTTAAAGGCGCGGCGCCATTCGTTCGGCGTCAGCGCGCCGCGGTCAACCATCTGCAGGAGGTTGAGCTTGGTCGAGGTCGAGGCGAAGTCCCACGCGGACGCCTCAAAGACGATGCGGTTGCCGCAGCCACGCTCGCGACGGGAGAAGAGCTTGCGGGTGTACTCGCCGCTCAGCTGCTTCAAAACCGGCTCGATCTCGGCGTCAAAATAGGCGTTCTGCTCATCCTCCGTCGCAATGGATGTGACGATGTGCGGGTTGGTATTGAACAGGGCATAGATGCGCTGCGTGGTCTTATCCATCTGTGCGGCGTTCGGGACGTAGTCCTTGGGGTCGATCTGCTTGGCCTCGGCCTTTGCGTCGACGGCCGCGACGCCCGTTCCGTTGGAAACATTGAGGAAGCTGTCGGCAAAGTCCTGCGCGCGCTTCTTGATATCCTCCGCGCGCATGGAGGATGCGAACATCAAAAGCCAGCGGATGACGGCGCTATTCCGGATGGCCTTGACGATGCCCTGATCCGTCGTCGTTACGATCTCCATGAGCGGCACGATGGCCGGGGCTATCGGGTCGCCGAAGATATCATTTTCGTAAAAGTCCCCGCGCAGGTGGATGATATCGTCATAGGCAAACGTCAGGACGTTGCCGTTCTGCATGTAAAACTTCAGGTACAGGTTCCCGCCCGCGTCGTAGACCGCGTCGGCCTGCATGGCCGCGACTGGGAAGATGGCGTTCGGTAGGCCGTTTTCATCCCGGAGGATCACGGCAAACGCGTTGTTGTTTAGTACCAGCTGCGCGGCCAGCTTCTCCTGCAGCAGCTGGCCTGTCATGTACTGGTTCGGTTCCTCGAGCAGGAACCGGATATACGGCTCCGGATTTACGGCGATCTTCCGCGTCTGGGCGGTGATGGTCTCCCGGATGTGCTTGGCCGTCAGCTTTCCGATGGCCTTGATCTTTGGCCGGATGCAGGCGCGGACGATATCGGACTGATACATTTTGCCGTTGTAGCTGTAAAAGCCATTCCCGCGCTCCTGCACCATCTGAACGGTCGAAACGCGCTTGGTCGTCGTGATATTCGTCAGGAGGTTTTTAAAAAATCCCATTGTCTCACTCCTAGAGCATACTGGTGTATTCCGCCTGCTTCTGATCGTAGATCGTGTAGGCATCGAGCAGGGCCGCCGTTCCGTCAATGCGGCGCGTGGACTTGCTCGTTTTGTGCGGCTGGATATTTCCGTTTTTGTCCTCGTCGTAGGCGGTGTTTGCCATGCACCACTTGTCAATCGGGTTGTTGTTGTAGACGATCCGCTTGGACTCCAGATCATTCCCGCATCGCTTCATCGGCTCGGAAAGCGTTTTCACGCCCTGATGCACGGGGATCATGGCCTCTGCTCCAAAGTAGTCCGCCATGCTGTCCGTCCAGTAAGACGCCGACCACGCATCATAGCCGATAAAGGGTATAAAAATATCGAGGTCTTCCTGCACCTCGACGAACCATACTTTGACGTCCTCATAGCGGATCTTGTTGCCCTCGGACAGTCGGAGCAGCCCTCGCTCATGCCACTTGTCGTAGGGGATCTTGTCCTCCGTGACGCGCTTTTCCAAAAGGTCCTTCGGCAGCCAGTACATCTGCAGCACAAACAGGATCTCCGGCAGCTCCGGCACCTGGAACAGGACCTTTGCCGCCGTCAGGTCAGTGGTCTTGGAGAGGTCCGCGCCTCCGATGCCGTATCGCGGGTAGGAAAGCACGCGCTCCTGCGTCTTGCCGTCCGCCATGTGGTGCTGCCAGATCAGGCGGCGGTTTTCCTTGTCGAGCTGGAAGGTGTCGCGGTTGTCCAGCTGCTCAAAGTTGAGCCATGCTTCGCTGGAGGTCTCGCGGATGTTGAAATCCTTGCAGACGAGGTTGCGGACGAGGGCCGGGTTTTTCTCCGCCCGCTCGACCCGCTCTTTCAGCGCCGTGTAGCTCTTGATCGTCCCGAGGCCCGGATTTGCCTTTTTCCAGCAGTCCGGGTCCGTCCACTCGCTGCGCTTGTCGAGCTCGTAAATAAACGCGATCCGGCGCGGGTCGTGGTACCCGTCCGGATCTTCGTAGCCGTTTATGATGCGCTCGGCCTCTTCGTATTTTTCGTCGTAGATGTCCTCGCGGATGGTGCCCGCGGTGGAAGTGATAAAGATCAGCGGCTGCTCACGGGCCGTCACGCCGTCGGCGATGATGTCGTACAGGGCGCGCCCGCTCTTCCACTGGTGGATCTCATCCATCATGGCCCCGTGGATGTTGAGTCCGTCGAGAGTGTCACTGTCAGAGGCCAGCGGCTTGAAAACGCCGTCGTTAAAATCGCTGTCCAGCTCAGCAACCAGACTGCGCATCCGGCGGCAGAGCGCCGGGGACTTCTTGACCATCCGCTTTGCTTCCTGCCAGATGATCTTCGCCTGGTCTCGCTTGGTGGCCACGGCGTAGACCTCCGGGCCAGCCTCACCGTCCGCCGTCTGCAAATACAGTCCGACGCCGGATGCCAGCAGCGATTTTCCGTTTTTCTTGCCGACAATGAGGATCGCTTCGCGGTACTGGCGGTTGCCCTCGATGTCGATAAACCCGAAGACAGTCGCCAGCAGTGCTTTTTCCCATAGCTCCAGCCGGACGAGCTGGCCGCCCGCCTTGCCCTTGGAGTGGTGGCAGTAGTTTTCAAAAAATTCGAGGACGTGGTTTGCCCGGCGCGGCGAGTAGTAAAACTCGGAATCTGTGTTTTCCAGCTGCTCTACAACGTGCCTGTAGGTCTTCTGGACTTTCATGCTGACGACCTCGCGGCCGCCCTGGATGGCCTGCCAGTATTCGAGGATGGGGTTGTAGGTCGCCGGGTAGCGCGTGAGTTTCATTCCTCGTCACGCTCCCGGACAAAGCTTGCAAAGCCGTCGTCCTCCTGCTTCGGCGCGGTGTCCGGCTTCGGCAGGAGCGCCGTGAGCTGCTTGATGATCTTCTGGTAGTTCGCGTTTGTCGAGTTGTACGCCTGCCCGATCGGCCGGGCGCGGTCATATGGCTCCAGTCGCTCCGACTGCTGGAATTTCTCTGTCCAGCCGTTTTCCCGCAGGTCGTCTGCCATGTCCTCGCACTCGATGCGCATAAAGGCCGCCTGATCGATGAGTCCCGCGACAGTCCCGGCCGCTTCCTTCGGCAGAAGCTTGTAGATTCTCCGGAGCCTGGTTTTCTCGGCGCGGATACGCTGTTCCTTTGTCTTTTCCTGCCTGTTCGCCACAAAAACCGCCTCCTTTTCGCGTGATTTTTGCCGTCTGTCCGCGCGTGCGCGTAGATTACTTATCGCCGCGCTTTTGTAGGGGGGGCTCGCGAACGGCCTGCGTATTCTTCCGAGGTAGGGCGTGCGGTGATCTAGCCGGCGCCCCGGCCTCGCGCGACGGTGGGGATCGGGTCTCCGGCGGCGTCGAAGAAAATTTTTTGCGTCAGAGATCTTGCGACGCCGTGACCGTCGAACTGATCGTGACAGTCTTTACAGACAAACTCGAGATTGGAGTAGGACAGGCTGACGTCCGGGTCGGTGATGTTGTCCGGCGTGAGCGCCCGCTTGTGATGGACGATATAGAGATCGGAAGAG